TCGCATCCATCAGGATGTCGCAGGTACGCACGCGGGTGACAAACGACCACTTCGCATCAGCGGAGCAAGTGCGGTTGCCCCACAGGCGATAGCCGCCGTCGCGAATGATCGTGGTGATATTGGCGTTGTTCAGCAGGTTGGCCCGGCAGGTGTCGTCGCCGTCCAGATACTCGATCGGGCGACTCGTGCCGGTGATGCCGACAAACTCTTTGTTCGACGGCGATGCCCAATAGCCGTAATTGGCATCGGTCCAGGCGAACAGGCCAGCGACCCACGCCGAGCCTGGCGCGTTGACCGTCTCGCTTTTGCCCGTATCCCAGTACTGCACCCCAGGGTCGACCAGATACACCCGCTTGCTGCCGAAGTTTTCGGCGTAGGCCAGAGCGTCCTCATCGGTGGTGTTCGGCCCGTCGACAATGGCGATCGCGCGCAACTTGCCGGCCAGGGCATCCATGGCGGTGGCCACCGCTTGCGTGGCGGAATGCTCCGGGGCGATCAACAGTTTCGGCTGGGCGTTGTGTTTGCTCTTGCCGTCCAGCAGCGCTTGTAGGCCGGTACGCTGGCCATTGGCGAGAACGCCGCCGATGATCGCCGAGGTCTGCAGCGCCTCGTCTTCCAGCTTGGGCACGCCGATGGCGACGATCACCGCTTTGGCTCGGACATAGATCGCCTGGCAGGCCCGGGTGATCGCCGAGTCAGCGCCGAACGCGGCAATGGCCTCGCGCTCGGTTGTGATCAGCACCAGTTCGCCGGCTTTGGCCGTGGCCAGAAGGCCCGGGGTGAAGGTGTCGCATAGACCAATGATCGACGACGACGGCAGCGAAATGGTGCGCGCGCCAGTATCAATCAGCGTCGTCGTGACGCCGTGAAAAAAACCAGACATAGATCAATCTCCAGAAACGAGAAAGCCCCGCGTGAGCGAGGCTATGAGGGTGTTGGTGATACGCGTAATGGAAAAGAAAACGCCCCGTCAGTGCGGGGCGTTTATTGCTGTTCTACCGGTTCAGACAATGAGGAATCTGGCCACCCTTGCAACAGCATTCCGTCGTGATACTCGCCGGCCTCAATCGCACGCAACAGCGCCAGCTCGCGATCAAAACAGGCCTGAACGTGAGCCCGCACCGCCTTGGCAATGGCGATAATTTGAAGCGCGTTGACTTCGACAAAGCCGGTCATTGTCTTAAAGTTGCAGCGGTATTCAGCATCGAGGACGGCGGACAATCCGGTACTGGCAATCAGCGCCTGGCTGTCGCGGGTCGTTTCGATTTGCAGGCCATCGACATTGACGCCCGTCGCCTCTCGCTTGTAGCGCTCGAAGGCGACTAGCTGTGGATAGTCCGGCTCCGCCTCGGCAAGGGGCTCTTTGACGACATCGCCGTCGACCAGTCGCCAAATCCCGTCAGTCTCTTGGGTTAGCCTGAAAAAAAGAATGTCATCGATCTTAACTGCTGAGGCAGGGATCTCATGAACCCCCTCAATCAGGCAAGTTTGCAGCTTCGCGCTTTCATCAAATAAAGCGAATTTCATAAACTTTCCTCAGCAGCCAACTGCCAACCAGTGAAACGCAGTCGGCCCGTTAAAAGAGTGCTTGGCATAAAAAGAACTTCGACTCAAACCCGGCGCGACGTCCACATATCCATTCATTTGCGAAGTTGGCGTGTAGTGCAGCGTGGCCACCGTAGCGAACACAGCATTGGGGAAGCCGATTGGATAACCGACGGCGAGGTCTACACCACCATTCCCAGAAAATGTTCCCCATTGAATAATCAAGCCGCCAAGCCAAGACGGAAACACGATAAAGCCGTTACCGGCTTTCTGGATCTGAAACCCCCACCGCATTTTTTTTGGCGTAACGATGGTGGCGTCATCCACGCCGGCATCCGTCAGCACTTGGGTGGCGATTTTTGCGGTGCCCAGCTTAATTTCCGTGGCTTGCGTTGCCAGCGCCTCAAGCGCGGCAATATCAATGTTTCCCTGATTGATAGGCGCGTTCCAGGCCTTGATGCACCACATAACCGCGAGGTTTCGAGGACGAGTTGCGCCAAACGTACCAGGCTGTACAGCCGTGGCACCAGCGTTACCGAGAACCACAAACTGTGCCGGGTAATCAGCCGCCGCTACTGGATCAATGCCGTAGCTTGAAAGCGGTAAAGCAGCGGCGGCACCATTACTGACAACGACCTGGCCGTCACCGGCCCCTGTCGTATCGGCGCCAATCATTGTGCCTTTCTGCCAGTTGCCGATTGCCCGGCCAGCATCTACGCCACGCCCATGATCCCAGCCACGCAGGAACTCGCCGCGCGATTCCGGCAGACGGAAGTTGCCCGCCCCCTCATCACCTTTGTTGAAAGCCGTGCCCAGGAACGCGGCCAGATCCGGATACGCCGCAGTACTCTTAACGCTGCCGTCAACTTCCAGAAACCCCGGCGCGATCTTGTCGACTGGGAACGCCACCATCGTGCCGACCGGCAACGCCGAGGCCTGGGCAATCATCGACTCGATTTGCGGCTTGGTGTATGCGTCGGTGATCCCCATCCCGGCCAGCGTGCTGGGGTTATCCCCCGACACTACGACGCCGCGATTGTTGACCTTAACCCGGGTGAACTCACCGGCCGTTTTGTTCGCCGGCAGGACTTCCAGAATGGCCGCGTCCACGTAGGCGCGCGAGGCCAGCACCACTGCCGGGTCAATCTTCAGCGTGATATTGCCGGCGTTGTTGACGATAAAATTCATCCGCACCACTTGCGTGCGGCCCGAGCCTTGCGACAACAGAGGCTTGAAGCTCGGCGCGCAGTTGGCCACCGCCACCAGGTCGCCGGCCTCGTCGTACAGACCGATTTCACGAATCCAGCGCCCGCCTTCATCGGCCGGGATAATCTGCTCGGCGATGATGATTGCCGGGTTGGCCGGGTCGATCTTGAGCTGATTCAGCGGCCGACGCCGCCACTCGTTGATCAGCTTGGTTTGCGTGGGAGACGGGACGGGGTTAGGTGGATCAGCCACCCCGGCAAGGTTGGCATCACCCAGACCCATGTCGGTGATCTTCCAGGGAATGCCGAGCGCGTCGGCGTTCGCCTGTTTGGCCAGCCCCACGTTGGTGAGGATGGCGAAAAACTGCGAATTCGCATCAATCATAATAAACGTCCAGGGTGTCTATGGTGTGTTCACGGCCGAGCACGCTAAAGCTGCCCGTGACCTCGATGTCACGCATCACTGGCGGGTAAACGTCGATTTCGTCGCCGTCGTAGAAACAGGCCGCGATGTTCAAATGGCCTTGCGTTTCCAGGCTGATCGCCAGCCCGGTCAACTTTCGGCTGACAGGTTTGGCATCGTCGATCAGGCGTTCAAGCTCCTGATACATTTCCTCGGTGATCCCGGTGTCCAGAACGCCAACCTTTAGCGCAAAGGTGCCCGGTACCCCTTCGGGCACCGTCTTGAACCACTCGATGATTTCGATCAGGTAGCCTAGCGGCTCGACCACGCGGCGCAGGGCGCCGATCGTGCCCTTGTGGGCATGGATGTAATACGAAGCCTTGATGGCCGCGCGCTTGGTCGCCTCGGACCACCGAAAATCCCAGCGGTCGACCGACCAGGCCCACGCCAGGTGGGGCAGCAAATGCACCGGACAGGTATCGGCGTTGTACAAGGTGCGCAACGGCACAATGGTTTTGTCGTAGAACGACGCCTCCAGGGCGCGCTCCAGTTGCGTGCTATTGCTCGGCAGTAGACTTCTCATGTCGCCCCCGCCAGAACCACGCTCCACTCGATGCAATACGCCGCCTGCGCTTTGCTCGGGGCCAGGTCAACCCACCCGACCAGCTCAACCCGGGACACGCCGGCAACGTGCAGTTGCGCATCCACCCCCGAGCGCGCCACCTCAACGCCCAGGCGCTTGCGTGGGTTGACCCAGGCCCCTAGCCGTTTTTTGGCTTCGACCAGGCTAGCGTCACCCTCCGGCCCCGCACTGTTCATGTGCAAAATGGCTTCAATGCGATAGTCGAGAATCTCAGCGCTTTGCACCGTCAGCCGGTCGGCCACCGGCCTGACTTCATCGTCATTCAACGCGGCCGTGACGGTGGCCAGTAGCTCGGGACTGGCCTCGCCCTTGCCTTCGGTACTCAACACCGTGACCGTCACGCACGCGGGGGATGGGCTTTCCGCCGAGGCATCCATGACCAGGCCCGAGGCGTTTCGCGCATGCAGGATGTAGCTGTTACGCGGGCCGGCCGTGGTCAGCCCTTCAAAGGCCAACTGGATGCGCTCGCGGTAAGGGTCGTCCAGCTCCATGACCTCCGGTACCGGCGGCACGGCCAGCAGATCCTCGGCCTGGATCACCAGGCGCGGCAGATTGACGTTGGCCCCCAGGTGATCCAGATCCGGACCGATCGCGTGAGCCAACAGTAGGGCCTTGGCGGCATCGTTGACCCGGGCACGGTTGCCCACCTTGTTATAGGCCCCGACTTCGATCAGCTTCACCACCGGATCACTCTCCAGCGGCGCGCTCCAGTTGTCGCCCATGTAACTGCGAAAGGTGGCCAGCCCTTCCTCATACGTCGCCTCAAAGTCCAACGGCTCCAGCACATCCGGCGCCGGCAATTCCGACAGATCCACAATGCTGCTCATACACTCACCTCTACCAGAAAGCGGTCGCCGAGGTAGTCGCCGGCAATGCTCAGATCGATCTTCCCGCCCAGCACCGACAAAACGCGGACACTTTGCAACTTAAGGCGCGGCTCCCAACGGCCCAAGGCGCGCACTGCCTCGGCTTGCACGGCGCTTTTCCAGCCCTCGTTAACCGGCAGGTCGACATAGGCGCGCAACTTGCTGCCGTACTCCGGCCGGTGCCGCCGGCTGCCCAACGGCGTGCCGAGGATGTCGGCCATGCACTGACGCAGGTGCTCGATACCGGAAATGGGCTGCCCGGTGTGGCGATCCATTCCGATCATCGACATCACTCCTTCAGCGGTTCGAACTCAGGGTTGGCTTTCAGGTAACTGATCGCCTGCTCATCA